TTGTTGCAGTGTTCCACCTTGTATCAACCCAAAGACCATTAGATGAAGTTGAGTTTCCATCGTTTTCAATTTTGGCTATGTAATCATCTACATCCTTTTGCACTGTTAAAGCATAACTAGGCGAACTAGTACCAATCCCCAGCGACTCCGCAGAAGCATCCCAGAACAACTTTGCAGTCGTACCCGTGTCTTCGTAGAAACTGATGTCGCCTGTAGCGTGATCTAAAGAAAATCTATTTGTTACTGATGATTTTGCATCATTGATTGTTGATAAGAAAAAATCACCGCCGTTGTTTAAAAATCTTGTATTAACGTCAGTAGTATCGCTTTCCATCAACAACAAAGATGGAGTCGTATCTGAGATTGTAGCATCACCATCAACAGTCAAACCATCAGCAGTCACTGTGCCGGTTACGTCTAAAGCACCGGGAGTTACAAGATCACCAGATAACTTAGCAGACGTAATAGTCCCATCAACAGGAACATTAATATCCGTCTGAGTCATTGTCATAACTTCTACAGAACTTCCAGTAGGAGGAGCCGTAGAGAACGTCAGAGTAGTTCCAGAGATACTGTAGTTAGCTTTGCTCTGATATACACCATCAATAAATACTTGAGTATTATTTTCATTAACAGGGTTTATAGAAAGTGTAAGAGTAGTATCACTACCATCTCCTGTCATAGTATCTATATTTAAATTAGAACCAGAGACACCAGCAGCTACAGTATAGACCACTAACTTACGACCGTTAGCAGGTGCTGCACTCATTGTTAATGTAGTTACACCAGAAGATGTAGCAATGCTGTAAGCGCTTTGTTCTTGGAATACACCATCAACAAAAACAATTAAGTTGTTTTCTGATTCTGTAGACTGGCTTAAAGCAAATGCAGTAGTAGAACCATTACAGGTAAATACATCATGAGTAAAGGTGTTAGTACCGCCACCACCAATAGCACCCCAAGCATCTGTATAGCCTTCAAACTGCGATAAAGAAGTGTTGTATCTAAAGTAACCTGCTGCAGCACTTCCGGGTCTTTGAGCCGTAGTACCTACAGGAACATGTACAGCATCAGTGTTAGAGCCTAAGTCTAAAGATACATCAGGAGATGCTTGATTAATACCTACTTTATTTTCACTTACGTCTACAAACAATACACCGCTATCTACATTAACATTTCCAGAGAATGTAGCAGTTGTAAAAGTTGTAGGTGTAATGTTAGCAGTACCATCAAAGCTTACACCACCAATAGTTCTAGCAGTTTCTAAAGCTGTAGCAGTTGCTGCATTACCTGTAGTGTTTTGGTTAAGTGTACCAATTACAAAGTCTAGTGTGTTATCAGAGTCATCGTAAGTAACTGCAATATTAGTTTCGGTATTAGAGCTGACCATAGCTCCTACAGTGTCTGCAATAACTTCATCTAAAGCTGTGCCGTTAACAGTAATTGCATCAGCTTCTAAAGTACCGTCAATGTCTGCATCGCCTGAGATATCTAAAGAGGCTGCATCTAGCTCACCACTAATAGTAATATTACGACCACCGCTGATGTCTTTGTTTGCGTCAGTAATAATAGCTTTACTAGCGATTACTGTACCATTAGTAATACCGTCTATAAGGTTTATATCTGCTGCACTGGCTGTAACGCCGTCTAAGATATTAAGTTCAGCAGTTGTGCTAGTAACACCGTCTAAGATATTAAGCTCTGCTGCTGTACTTGTTACGCCGTCCAGAATATTTAACTCAGCAGTCGTGCTAGTCACCCCATCCATGATATTGAGTTCATCGGTTGTAGCCGTGACTCCATCCATGATGTTAAGTTCAGAAGCAGTAGCAGTAACTCCATCTAAGATATTAAGTTCTGCTGCAGTGCTTGTAACGCCATCAAGTATGTTAAGCTCAGCAGTAGTTGCAGTCACACCATCCATGATGTTTAATTCTGCAGTAGTTGCAGTTACACCATCAAGTATGTTAAGTTCTGCTGCAGTACTGGTTACTCCATCAAGAATATTAAGTTCTGCGGCAGTGCTTGTAACGCCGTCCATAATGTTCAATTCTGCTGCAGTTGCAGTAATTACAGTACCGTTAAAGTCAATAGTATCTAAATACGCAGTACCGTTAATATAAATATCTTTCCACTCTTGAGAAGAACTTCCTAGATCGTAAGTATTATCAGTATTAGGAATAATATTTGAGTTGATATCAGCACCAAATACAACATTGTCTGTTGCAGCGTCACCCATTGTAAGAGTACCGCCATTAAAAGTTGTTGTGCCTGTTACTACTAAGTTACCGCCTATATCTAAATTACCTGAAATATCTACTGCGCCATTAATATCAATAAGAGTAGCAGTAAGCTCAATTTCATCAGTAGCTGCAATGTCTAAAGTTGTGCCATTAGGAGCATTAATGTACTGTGTAGTATCATTAAAGAATAAACCTCTTGCACCATTTAAAAGAAGACCAGCATCTGCAAGGTGAGTAAGTGTTACATCTTGATCGTCGCCAAAAGCAATAAGAGCGCCGTCAGCAAGGAAAAGATCACTAAACTCTAAAGACACTGTACCTAATGAAGCACCATCGCTTGCATCAGGAACAAAGGCTGTAGTAGCTGTAATAGTGGTTGCTTGTAAAGTGCTAGAGCCTGTAATAGCTCCTGTAACTCCTAAAGTACCTCCAACAGTAGCATTACTTGAGAGTGTTGTTACTCCCGTAACACCTAGAGTTCCAGCAACCGTGGCGTTGACATCGACATCCAGAGTATCGACATGAGCTGTTCCATCCAAGAACAAATCTTTAAATTCAAGTGAGGATGTCCCAAGATCAATATCATTGTCAGTGACAGGAACAATAGCTCCATCTTGGATACGAACTTGCTCGACTGCTGATCCGCTGACTTCAACGTATACTCCCCATCTGTTGTTTGTACTGTCTACTACAATTTTGTTATTAAAATCTAAATCACCAATTTGAGGGACATTACCGCCCTGACCTGTGCTACCATCATGTCTATGACCAGTAGTAGATGCGCTACTAGAAGAATATGCAAAAGCATTTAATAATTGGTTATATTCGTTGTTAAATAAAGATGCTGTAATTGTATCTCCGTCAGCAAATGTACTTTGTCTGGTATAGCTCTGAGCCATCTATTATCTCCTTCCTGATGGAGTGTAGTCTATATAAAGACCATTCACTGTATAAGGTGCTAGTTGATCTGTGCTTGTAATAACAAAACTTACAGTATGTCCACTTCCTTGAACCGGCTGTCTAATTAAAGGGTCTGAGGCAGCACCAAATACATTAGCTCCAAACACACCTGTTCCAAAAATACTAGGTAGTGGTATACTATCTAAAACATAATCTAAAGGCTGTGCGATTGTAGGATCTTCATAATCATAACGCACACGTAATGTAGGTTGTATACCGCCTTCAGGACTTACAGAAACTCTCACATACCTCATAGTTTTTTTAGTGCCTACATCACCAAAATCTAAGTTAGGTGTCTGATAAGAAGATGTTATATTAGCTGCTGTGCCTCCATAATCAAAAGAAAAACCATCATCATGATTATAAATATAACCGTCTGTGTCTCCATGCCATGTTTGTTCAATACCATCTACATCTAAATCTGAAGTCAAAGCCGTAGCCTTGATTCCTAAAGTTTCTGAGTACTGGAACCCATCGCTAGTTAAAGTAGCAATAACTCCTTTAGCTGCTGTGTTAGCTGTTCCAGTTGTATTATAAAATAATCTATATTGAGACTTACTTCTAAGTACAGCACTTGTTAAATTCAAGTTATCAATATTAGCTGCAATAGCTTTAATAGTTGGCTGTATCGGCCTACTTACAGTCCCTAATTCAACGTCTCCAATTCTTACCGTACCTGCAATAGTTCTAAGACCATCAGGACTTAAGAACAAAAGATCACCTGCAATTTCTTGAATGCTTTGTGCATCCATACAACCTACGTTCTTAGTTATAGGCTGTATTGTAATACTATTAGAATCATTTATATTAAGCAACTTAAATATACTATTTTTACAAAAAATAATCAAGTCATCACGGAAACTAGCTAGACCTACTGCTTGGTCTTCTAGAACAATAGATCCTGCTCCGGTGCCTGTAAAGTTGTCAGGATCATTAGTATGACTATAGTATATTGTGTTAGCAGCACTACCTGCTCCAGCAACTACAAAATGTTTATCGTGTATAGTACCTACTGCAGGAGAAACTGAGCCGCTTACAGTTATTTCATCTGCAAAAAAAGTACGCGTAGTTAATGCTCCAGTGCCTTCCATTCTAAAAAAGTAAGGTTTATTTACACCATCACATATAAGAATTTCACCGTAGTCAGAAAGACCTTCAAAAAATGAAAAGTTAGTTTGTTTTTGTCCGGTACGTGCTAAATCGCTACGGCCTGTAAAAGTAGAGTAATTATCGCCAGAACTGTGTACGCCTGATTTAGCAATTGAAATCCATGAAGTACCATCCTGACTAAAAAATATACCTGTGCCTGAACAAACAATTACACCATCAGCATAACCTTTAATCCCTAATACAGGGTTATCGCTGTTAGGTCTAACGGCTGAAGCGCCTCCAAAGACGGTAAAGCCATTGATCCGACGATACCCTCCATCAGTATCTACCTCAAAGTTTGTAAGCTTTGAAGCAACACCGGGCTGTCCCAGCATCTCAAGCTGGTTGAGACTGGTGTATAAGCCTCCTTTAGCTGATAGACCAAAAGGCTGTGACATTAAACAAACCTCATGCGATCATCTTTAAACTCACCGGGGCTTGGGCTTATAAGATTTAATTTCATTAAACGCAAACCACGTTTGTAGTCTTCAAGTGCAAACGAAGAAAACTGAGGGCTTTCTTTAAACTGATAAATATAATACCTAGCTCTGTTTAAAAGCACAGGCTTGTAGGTATTAGGGAATACTAGCTCGTCTCCAAAAGATGAAAGCTCTGTAGGTAATGCGTAAGCATAAAACCAAATACGATAGACTTTATCTGGTATGCTGCTTAAACCAAACTTACGGTTGTCAGGGCTTTTAATAACCCTATCAGGGACACCGTACTGTTGTGTGTCTGCATCGTCTAAGTTTTCTGGAATACGTCTGTAGTCTTTCCAAGCTTCCGTAGTAGTAAACCGTAAGTTACGTGCAACATAGGGAGCCGTTTCTCCGTCTACGCCAACAGTAGTTAAATAAAAATTATCCCAGTCTACATAGCCGTAGTCTGTAGTTAAAGAGCTGCTTGCGGGTTTTAAAGTATACCAACGCTGTCCTGCTACTGTTTCTACGTACACATTTCCGTACATAGGATCAGTCTCACCACTTAAATTAATGGCAAGGAAAGGCCACTGAGGTTCCTCATTTACAATATCTAAATAAGCTCTGTTGATAGAATCTTTTACGTGCTGTTGAATACCTACAGCAGAATCAAAGCTAGAACTGGTAAGCTCTACCTCATTCATTTCTCTTAGAAGCTCATTAGCTAAATTTAAAAATGTAGCCATTAGTGTGCCTTTTTAATTGGAAAATCGACCGATTTACTAGATCCTTTATGTGGCTTGTAACCCTCTTTAGGGTCTTTCATTATTTTATAAGACTTACCGTCTTTCATCCAATGATAGCCTTTAGGAGCGTCTACTTTCATTGCATTGTATTCTTTTGAGTTTTGCTACCACATTTCTTTTCCATATCAGCAATAGAAGCATAGCCGCCTTTGTTGTACTTAACTTTACCACCACCCATATACATTTTTCTTTTCATCTGCTTTTGCATCTTATCCACCATCATTAGTCTTGCTCCATGCTAAAAGTTTTAGAAGTTTCTCTAGCTATTTCTAATTCACTCTTATTACCAAAGATACGATCATAATTTTCCTGATACTTATCCTTATCAAAACCCTTACGAAAACGACTATCCTTAGATACAATCGCTTTCCTAAACATTACTGGATTTTCATTATTACCTATCTGTGGCATACTAAATTCCTTTGTAAAAAGATTGGGGGGCTTTTACACCCCCCGTTCTTATTAGTCGATTCCGTAGAAAGCTGAAACCAGAGCGTCTGGTCGCAGTACTTTGGCACCGTATACGTGAAGACCACGCACGATATCACCAAAGCTATCCGGGTCACGAATTACTTCAGTGCTGGTAATCGTCTGAGCCGTAGCTGTAGAAGACATATGACCAGCAAGACATTGACCTGCAGCGCTAGAAGTTGCAGCAATGTTGTTAGTTTTATACATATCAAAACCACGAAGCTTACCAGAGCTTACCAAACCATTACGGATGGAACCCTGACCAGCGTTGTAGTCAACTGATAAGAGCTTAGAAGAACTTTGTACAAGTACTTCATAGAACTCAGGATTAGCTAAGAACCAACGACCTTCTTCAGGAACATTAGCTTCGTCAAGGAGACGGGCCATGTGAGAAAGAACGTCGATAGGATCATGCTCGCCTGAAGCAAAGCCGATGTCCAAGTTACCAGTACCGTCGAAGGTGCCAGCAGCAAGGTCAGTTGCACTGTCAGAACCAAGGATGTGGTTCGGGCTTGCAGCAGAAACGCCAGCGATCATAGTAGCAATTACGCCTTCGTCAAAAGCATCACGCAAAGCGTAAGCTGCTGAAGAGGTTGCTACATCGCGGAAGTTTACGTGCGACATGTTGGTTTCAATATCATCAACGATGAACTTAAATGCGTTAGCAGTATCAACTACCAAAGAAATTTCTTGGTCAGTTAATTTAGTTTGTGTTACATCTGCACCACGCTCATACTGATAAACAGTAATGGTAGGTTCTTTGATAATTCGGACAGTATCTCCAAAGCCAGAAATCTCACCAGCGTAATCCGTATTCGTAATAGCTTCTGCTACTGACGCTTTACGGAAAAAGTTGAGAACCTGTTTGGAATATACTTTAGGCAGGAAAAACGAGTTAGTTTGTCCTGATACTGAGTTACCAAAGTTAGCATCTGTGTCTGTTGAAGGCTCAAATAGAGCGTCTGATTGGTTATAAGCCATGTTATATTACTCCTAAGTAGAAAAGATTATCCTCTACGAACTCTTCCCTCTTCCATAGCAATTTTGATTTCTTCTTCGTGTCTATCAAATTGATCAAGGGACATTTTCGCAATTTCACTTTCTGTCCAGATCTTAGCTTCCTTGGCATCTACATTGGTTGTTTTGGTAGATACCATATCTGCTGCAGAACCTCCTTGAGGTTTCTGACGAGCTGAACGTCTTTTGCGAGAACCTTGTCCTTTACCAGTTTCTAACTTATAAAGATCTAACGCTTTAACGGCCAAAGTAACATTATTAGGATTATTGTAAATCCAATCTTGTATTTGCTCAGGTTGTTCCTGCGCCCACTCATGAAAGCTATCGTCGCCTCTGATGTCATCAAAGTCAGGATGTCTTTCTTTAAGAGCTGCTTCTGCTTCTCGCGCTGCAATCTCTGCTTCTCGTTGTTCAATAACAGAAAGCTTAGATCGCAAGGCTTCTACTTCTTGCTGGCTCCGCATATGAGCTACAGTTTCTACTGTGTCATACAAATCAGGGTATTCATTTCTAAAACGATCTAAGTCCTCTTGAGACTTAGGAGCTTGATACTCTGGTTCGGCTGCTCTAGCTTGTTCCAAAAGTTCTTGCTCTTTAATTTTAAATTCAGAAAGCTTCTGATCATAATGTTTCTTTAAATCGTCGTAACGCTTTTTATAGTTAGTGCTTGGTTCATCCTCAGTAGAAGGGGCCTTTCTTCGGGTAGCCTTCTGCTGTTGAGGTTCTTCGTCGTCTTCCGGGTAATACAAGCTTTCTGCAGCACTCAGAGATTTTTTTCTCTGTTGTGTGTTGTGCCACGGTTTACGTGCATTATATGGGTTTGCGACTTCTTCCTCTTCGTATGCCTGTTCGGACATGGTACTCTCCTTTTCTACGGGGCTTGTTTCTTGCAAGGTAGCCAATTTCAAACGTCTTTAAAATCTGGGGCTTGATACTACAAGGTAGCCGTACTATTGTTTTATCGTCTTCCTCCCATTAGGCTTGGCATTTGGTTAGCTCCCAACATAGTTTGATTAATAAGATTTTCTTCTTCTTCCTCAAGCATTTCCTGTTGTTCTGGAGGTGTTCCTAATAGCCCACCCATTTGGTAAGTAGAACGAATCTCACCACCACTAGATCGTCGTTCTGCATCATCCATCATTGTCTGAAGGTTATCTGCTCCGATTTCGCTAGTAGCTGCTTCGGTCATAACAAACTCTCCATCGCTTAGTCGCGCAGGAATTGAGTCTGATACGCCTGTTCCGGGGCCTTCAACTTCTCCAGCCCCAGAAAACTCTGATGCAGTCGTTACGACCTTATCAAAGATTTCACTGAGCCTTGGATCTGATTCCAAAGCTCCCATTAAGTATTCTTGTTCACCATCGTCTAGGGATTGTCCTAGTACATAACCCATGTAATCTTCTTCCATGTCATCGTCTGGAAGCTGGGATTCTTCTGCATTTGCCTGTTCTTCTGGTGTAAAAGTATCTACAGGCATTTCAGGTGGTACAAGCATTGAGCCACCTTCTTCTTTTCGCAGTCTAATTTTTTTAGGTTCTTGATCAATCCGATTGTTATTATCAAAAAGACCTTCTTCAGGAGTGTCTTCTTCTTTCAAAGCTTCTCGCATTTGCTCTTCTGAAAACGAATCTAATTGCATTTGTATTCTTGCTTTTTCTTCTTCGTCAGCCGCTTGTTCTTTTTGGGCAAGTAAAGACATTATTTTTTGTTTAAACTGTTTCATTTTTTCTCTCCATCTCTACTTTAACGCTATCCTTCAACTGCTCTAGGCGTTCCAGAGAACTCAGCCTCCCCTGACTGCGGTACAGCTCCAGTTCCGATGTTGCCACCGCCAGTACCCGTAGCTCCAGCGTCTTGGCCTTCTGGAGGTACTCCTTCAGGGCCTCCCATACCTCCGGGTTGTTCACCACCGGGGCCAGCTTCCGGGCCAGTTGCTTGTCCAACATTATTTTGCATCCCTATAATTTGAGCCATTAGTGCTGCTTCTTCAGGATCATTAATCAATTCATCTGGATCAAGGTCAAGACTGTAAGCAAGCTCGCTAATTAGCTTGTTCATTTTAATGAAAGGTGCAATAGCAGGATTCTGAGCAGTCTGTAAGAACATAGTCAATCGCTGGCTACGTACTTCTTTCTGCATCAAGCTGTTTGTACCCGTGGCTTTTACTTCTAAATCACCTTTAACATCTAACTTAGTTTCTAGGAATTGCATGTTCCACTGGAAGTATGCTTCGCCCATAGGCTTAAGTAAGAAGTCATCAAGATTTTTAATTACAGTTTTAAT